CGTAGATATACCTGCACTGCGTAAAGTAGATGATGGGCCTTTGACAGCTACAAACAAACTCTACACGCTACCCACTGACTATCTCTACACATACAGCATTTCTATTATTAGCAGTAGTACGCACACGTATTTGTTGAATAAAGATGTTAATTTCTTGCGCGAGGCGTATCCAGTAAACACAAATGCAAAGTATGGCGCTCCTAAATTCTATGCTCAGTACAGCGAGACACAGATCGAACTCGTGCCTACACCTGATGCAAACTATGAGCTTGAGCATATCTATGGGTACTATCCTACGTCTATTGTAAGTGGCAGCACTTCTTGGCTTGGTGATAATGCAAGCGCAGCATTGTTAAATGGCGCACTGATAGAGGCTATTAGGTTCCAAAAAGGTGAGCCTGATGTGATTGCTAATTACGAGAAGTTATACCTACAGGCTATTACACTGCTTATGGAGATGGGTGACGGCAAGTTACGTAGAGATGCGTACCGTTCAGGACAGAAGCGGATATTAGTGGGCGGGAATAAGTAATGGCGTTTACTGGCAATTACACATGTACGTCTTTTAAAGTTGCTCTGTTGAGTGGCGAGATGGACTTTAGCTCTGATACCAGTCAGACGTTCAAGGTAGCTCTCTACACTTCTGATGCTACGTTAGACGCAACTACAACTGTGTATAGCACTACCAACGAGGTCTCTGGCACTGGGTACACGGCTGGGGGTAACACGTTAAGCATAGCCACTAACCCTACGAGCGACACAGGGGGTACAGTTGCGTACATAGACTTTAGTGATACAACTTGGTCGAGTTCTTCTATAACAGCACGGGGAGCTTTGATATATAGCTCGGGCGGCACTAACCCTGCGGTAGCAGTGCTTGATTTTGGTGCAGATAAAACAACTGTAAATCAGCCATTTAAGATCGTCTTCCCTTTGTCTGGGGCTACGACGGCTATAATTCGCATTGGATAAAGGTGAAATACAATGAGTACATTTGAGAATGACCTTCGACTTGAAGAAATAGGTACTGGTGAACGGTCAGGTACTTGGGGCACTGCAACCAACACAAACCTTGAGCTTATCGCAAACGCTCTCAGTTACAGTGCTACGGGTGAGGCAATAGCGAACGCATCTACACATACTATCACAATGCAAGATGGTGTTGCTGACGAAGTACGTTCTTTTTACTTAAAGTGTACTGGGGGTGGACAGGCTTGTACAGTGACGCTCGCGCCTAACACGCTGTCTAAAGTCTGGATGATTGAGAACACAACCTCTTACACATTGACGTTCTCTCAAGGCTCTGGAGCTAACGTAGCCATACTTGCAGGCCAAGTTAAAGTGATAGGTACTGACGGTGCAGGCTCTGGTGGGGCTGTATTCGACCTTATGCAAGACCTAGCTGTACCTGACTTGTTTGTAGATGATGACCTAACCTTACAGTCTGACGCTGCTGTGCTTGGTTTCGGTGCAGATAAAGACGTAACTCTTACGCACGTAGCTGACACAGGGTTACTGTTGAACGCCGCTATGAAGATGCAGTTTAGAGATGCCGCTATCTTTATTGGCTCAAGCGGTGCAGACGTATTGGACATTGCGTCAGATGGTGACATAAACCTTACAGCTACAGCAGACATTAACATCCCTGCCAACGTCGGGCTTACTTTTGGTAATGACGGCGAAAAGATAGAGGGTGACGGTACAGACCTCACTATTGCAGGTAACAACATTAATCTCACCGCTGTAGCAGATGTAGTCATACCCGCTAACGTCGGGTTAACCTTTGGAACTGGCGAGAAGATTGAGGGTGACAGCACTGATCTGACTATAACGTCGGGAGCTAAAATAAACCTTACTGCTACTTCAGACATAGTTGTCCCTGCGGATGTGGGCATCACCTTTGGAACTGGCGAGAAGATAGAAGGCGATAACACTGATCTAACAGTAACCTCTGGCGCAGACATCAACCTTACTGCAACCGCAGACGTTAACATACCATCAGGTGTTGGACTGACTTTCGGTGACGACGGAGAAAAAATAGAAGGTGATGGTACAGACCTTACTATTACTGGTAATAATATTAATCTTACCGCTACAGCCGACGTTGTCATACCTGCTAATGTGGGCATTACTTTTGGAACTGGCGAAAAAATTGAGGGTGACAGCACTGACCTAACGGTGACTTCTGGGGCAGACATCAATCTTACTGCAACTGCAGACATCAACATTCCCGCTGACGTTGGACTAACTTTTGGTAACGACGGCGAAAAGATAGAAGGCGATGGTACTGACCTTACTATTACTGGTAATAATATTAATCTTACTGCTACAGCCGACGTTGTTGTCCCTGCCAACGTGGGTATAACCTTTGGTACTGGCGAAAAAATTGAGGGTGACAGCACCGACCTGACTATAACTTCTGGCGCTAAAATCAATCTAGCAGCTACAACAGATGTACATTTAGCTAACAACATAGGCATGGTGTTCGGTGATGCAGGCGAGAAGATAGAGGGTGACGGTACTAACCTAGCCATAAACTCTTCAGGCGATGTAAATATCACTGCCACAACTGTTGACCTTGATGGTAACTTAGAAGTCTCAGGCACGATTACACTGGGTTCTGGCGCGGTAATATCCGAAGCCGAGCTAGAGTTGTTAGATGGCCTTACTCCCGGTACAGCAATCGCTTCTAAAGTGGTTACTACTGACGCAAACATAGATACAACAGGGCAAAGAAACCTTACCATTACAGGTGAGCTAGACGCAGCTACGGGCGACTTCTCTGGCATTGTAGATGTTGCGGGTGTACTAACTGTTTCTAACACCACTGCATCAAGTAGCTCCACCACAGGCTCACTAATTGTAGGTGGTGGTGCAGGTATTGCTGATGACTTGTATGTTGGCGATGATCTGGCGGTTACTGGATTAGCCACAATCGGTGAAACCCTTGCTGTAACAGGCGTGTTAACTACTACCGCTACACAGGTAGCAACTGGTGGAATTACAAGTGGTTCAAATATTGTTTCTGATACAGACAGCACTGATGATCTTGGTACAACTGGTACTCGTTGGGCTAACTTGTTTGTTGATGCTATTACTGCAACCGATCAAATAACAGCCACTGGGTTTACAGGTACACTAGACGGTGTTCTTGGGTCTGGCTCTGCTGCTGCTGCAACTGTAACAACTCTTAATACAAGCGATGCTGTTAACTTAAATCTTACTACTGATTCAACTAGCTCAACTTCAGGTGCTTTAATTGTTGACGGTGGTGTCGGTATAGCTAAGAAGTTGTTTGTAGGTACAGACTTTGATGTTACTGGCAACGCTGTAATTGATGGCACTGCCCTAGTAACAGGCCAGTTGACCACCACGGCTGCGACTGTGTTTAACGGTGGATTTTCTACTAAAGCGGCTGGAACAATACAACATACAGATGGGGTTGCCAACGTATCACTTACGCCCACAGCTACGGGTGGTGTTGTTAATGTTAGAGATGATAGTGGAACCTCAGTAATTGCATTAGATGGTAGAGACTCATCTGTAGCTATAACAGGCGTCCTGACCACCACGGCTGCGGCTGTGTTTAATGGTGGGTTTACGTCTAACGCTGATACAAATACCTTTGCATCTGCAAATGCTCAAGACCCCGTAGTGATTATAAAAAATACTACTAACGATTCCTCTGGGGCAAGACTTCATTTTGTAAAAGATAGAGGTGCCGCTGGCACTGATGGGAGTGATCTTGGAGAAATAGATTTTATTGGTGACAATGATGCCCAACAACAAACACTTTTTGGTAGGATTGAAGGTCTTATAGGTGACGCATCTGATGGTGCTGAAGGTGGCAGAATTAGGATGCTTGTCGCAACTCACGATGGGGAAATGCAAACGGGATTTGAGATTTCAGACGGAAACGCTGAAGATGAGATAGATGTATCTATTGGTAAAGGTGGTAATTCTGCAACTCAAGTAGCTGGTCGACTTGGACTTGAAAATGTCGGCCCAGAAGGTGTTCTCTCAATTCCTTCAACTAACTCAGCTACACCAAGAATCAGGTTCCAGCATCCAAGTGTGACTGGTGATGCAGCTATTGATACTTTTCAAGATGGCGGCGGTATTTATCTCTCCATTGGTCAGAACGCTTATTTTGCATCTAACGGAGCACAGGAAAAGTTTAACTCAGGAGAAGAAGCCAATCAGTGGTACTTTGATCCGAGTGGCGTAATAGTTGGATTCACTGCCACAGCGGCTGGCGGTTTGATAGAACGAATGAGAGTAACATCAACGGCAGGGGCGAATCTAAGAGTTTCAGACGGCATCGATATTTTAGACGGAAACGTCAAAGTTGCATCAGGTCACGGCATTGATTTTTCTGCTACTGGTGATGCTGGTGGTGCAACAGCCGAGCTACTAGACGACTATGAAGAAGGTGCATGGACACCTGTTATGACGGGTAGTGCAGGTAGTGCAGGTAGTGCAAGCACTACGGGTACTGCAAAATACACTAGAATTGGAAATTTAGTAACTGTACTGTGTTCTATACGTTGGGCTAATGTAGGTTCTTACAGTGGAAACGCAGCAATAACTGGACTTCCATATACTAGTGCAGATAATTCGGTAAGAACAGCAGGAAGTATAGATTTTTTAAAAAGAGTAGAGCTAGTAGACACATTTAATTATTCGGGAAATATTGTAGGTAATGCATCGGTTGTTCAGATTAGTAGAATAACATCTGATGCTTCTGTAAAGTCACAAGCACAAGTGAGTGCTTTTAACGACAACCTTAATGAAATTATATTTAGTTGTTCTTACAACGTCACATAACTCACTGCATAGCTTTGAGTCGGACAGTCCATAAAAGGAGATAAAATATGGCAAGCGGTGATATAACAAAAGTAATAGAGTACGACAAAATTGAGGTCGTGCAATCTTGGTCGATACAAGTTCGCCAAGCAACAAAGCTAATGGAAGAAGGTTCAGACGGTTCGCTAACTGAGCTTAGTCGTGGGTATCACAGACACGTTCTTCAGCCATTTACCTCATCACCAGATGATAATGGTGATTGGACACACACAGCCACAGACATCTCAGGTGAAGCTGCATCCGTACAGGCTATTTGTAATGTAGCGTGGACAGATGATGTTAAGGCTGCATACAAAGCAATGCGTGAAGCACAAGAAATTTAACCCCAACCCCGAAAGGAGATCACAATGGCTGAGAAAAAAACAAACACCATTACGATCAATAACGTAGACTACACTGAAGACCAACTAACAGATCAACAGAAGGTAATGGTGAACCACATTGGAGATTTGGACCGCAAAATTAGATCGGCGCAGTTCAATATGGATCAACTAAACGTAGGAAAACAGGCGTTTATGCAGATGTTAACAGCTTCTCTGGAAGTCTCGGACGAAAAGGTAACCGCAGAATAATGGAAATGGACGCGCTTTGGAATGCTGCCCTCACCGCTGTGGTTGGCTTTATCGTATGGTGGGCGAAAAACCAGCATGACGAACTGAAGCGCGTTCAAATCCTTTTAAATCGAACAAGGGAAGAACTCGCCAAGGAATATTCGACAAAAGTCGAGAGTACAGCATCCATAGACAGGTTAATAACTCGTTTAGATGCTCTCGACGCTAAAATGGACAGGATGTTAGAAAGACAAACTAAACTAGACTAAAGGCGAGTCTTATGATTGATCCTATTTCCTGTATCGCGGGTGCGACTGCAGCCTATAATGGCATAAAAAAAGCATGTGAAATGGGCAAGGAGATTTCTAGTTTTACAGGAGCTATATCAAAATTTGCTAAAGCCTCATCCGACATAGACTTTCTTGAGCAAAAAGCAAAAAATCCTTCGTTATACCATAAATTGTTCTCTAACCATCAAGCGGATGCTCTTGACATTTGGTCAAAACGTCAAAAATTAAAAGAAATGAGGACTGAGATTCAAAACCATATTAGTTTTGTGTACGGCCCATCCGCTTGGAAAGAGATTCTTAGAATAGAGGCACAACAGAGAAAACAACAAAGAGCATTGGTCTATGCCAAACAAGAATTTAAAGATAATTTGATAAATGGCATCCTGATTACATTAATAATTTCAGTGGGTTTAGCAATCGCAGGTGGAGTTATCTGGTTTATTGGAAATGCACAAGGCAAGTGGTAATGGTACAAAAAGGCAGAAAATACATTGTATATGACAAACACGAAAAAATTGTTATAATAACAGTAGATAGGAACATTGCAGTCCAGTATGCGAGGGGACAGTATGACAGAGTTTGATAAAGCAGATGCAAACGGCAACGGGAGTATTGATCGTAACGAATGGAACCGTTTAGCTCTTGAAGATCGCAGGCTTGAGATGGTTGATCAAGACTTGAAGCGCAATGCAGAACGCAGGTTTACGGGCTTTGCTCTTGCGGGAATGTTGATGTACCCCTTAATAATTCTTTTTGCTTCGATGTTAGGTTTTGACAAAGCCGCTACGCTTATTACTGATATTGCCTCTGTTTACGTTATTGCCGCTAGCGGTGTTGTCGCTGCTTTTATGGGGTTCAACGCTTATTCTGCAAAGGCCGACAAGAAGAAAACGTCTATACAGTATGATGATAGGGGAGAAGGCAAATGAGTATTATTTCAAGTTTGATTGGCCCAGCTACTGAGATCGTTGGTAAGTTTGTACAAGATAAGGATAAAGCTGCACAGCTTGCACACGATATTAGTACAATGGCTGATAGGCACGCGCAGGAGGCCATGTTGGCGCAGTTAGAGGTAAACAAGGCCGAAGCACAGGGGAATTGGTTTCAAGCATCTTGGCGTCCTCTTTGCGGCTATGTGTGCGTTTTAGGTCTAATGGTGAACTTTCTTATCTCTCCTATTTGTGCAGGGTTTGGGTTTGTAATTCCGCAAGCTGAAATGTCTGTTATGATGCCAATTTTAACAGGTATGCTCGGTTTGGCTGGCATGAGGTCATTCGAGAAAGTTAAAAAGGTTAGTAAATAATGGAGCAAACAATAATTCAAAACGAGTGCATCACTGAATGTGGTGACGAAGATCGAGTTGCCTTAGAATTTAATGAGGAAACAGGCTTAGTTAAGAATATTACTATTGAAGATGATGGTTCTGGAAGTATGGGAGATGTTCAGGCTGGTATTGAGTTTATCTATCACATGAGGGAACATTTATTAGATATAGGTGTAGCAACTATTTACGGACTTGTAGTGTTTGCTACCGTGCTGTGGCTTAAAAAGAAGTTCTCTACTTAATGTGGGTGCTGGTTTGGATGCAGTTAATATCGGGGCAACCCGTCGATTACTTTCAGTTAGCTGTTTACGAAAACGGCGCAGAATGCGAAAAGAATAGAAAACGTGCAGAGATTATGGTAACACACAATGGAATTGCTGTAGCCTGCTTAAACGTAAGGACAGAGAAATGACATTTAAACTATCGACACGTAGCCTAGATAGGCTCATTGGAGTAGACGAACGCCTAGCCACTGTCGTTAAAGGCGCTATTCATAGAAGTAAAATAGATTTTGGTGTGATTTGCGGCATGAGAACAATGGATGAGCAACGCGCTCTTGTTGAGAAAGGTGCTTCGCAAACCATGAAATCAAAACATCTCCAAGGGCATGCCGTAGATTTAATGGCATATATCGGCTCCAGAGCCTCTTGGGAACTAAATTTATACGATGATATAGCTGACGCTGTGGCAGAATCTGCGCGTGAGGCCGACGTGCCAATCAGGTGGGGTGCAGCATGGACTGTGCCAAATATTGCCTACTTTAACGGAACGATGGAAGATGCTATGAATGGCTACATCGACACACGTAGGACACAAGGCCGTCGTCCTTTCATAGATGGTCCACATTTTGAACTAATGGTGTAACATGCCCCTAAAGAAACTTTTGCTAAAACCCGGAGTAAATCGTGAAAACACTAGGTATACTAGCGAAGGTGGTTGGTATGAGTCTGACAACATTAGGTTTAGACAAGGAACACCTGAAAAACTTGGTGGTTGGACACGTATATCAGAAGCTAGTTATCTAGGACTTGCACGTTCGCTCCTTAACTGGATCACGTTAACCAGCCAAAACCTAGTTGGTGTTGGTACACATCTAAAGTTTTACATAGAAAATGGTGGTGGGTATAACGACATAACTCCACTACGTGCCACAACAAGTGCAGGAGATGTTACGTTTAGTGCAGTATCCTCAACCCTAGATGGCGCTATAAACGCTTCTATCACGACTATAACACTCGCTGACACTTCTGGGTTCCCCGCAGCAGGTAAGATTATAATTGAAAGCGAAGTCATAGACTATTCAGCTATTAGTAGTAATACGTTAACAGGATGTACAAGAGGTGCATCTTCACTTGTATCAGGTACGTCTACATCAACTACGGCA